AACGAAACAACAAACCTTGGATCTTTACCTGGCAATAAATCATTTACTTTAAATTTAAATCTATCTACAAACAATTCCAATATTTCTCCAGTAATTGATCTTGACAGAGTAAACATGATTTTTGCAAGTAATAGAATCAATAATGCAATTTCAAATTATGCAACTGATTCTAGAACTTCTAGTTTAATTGAAGATCCATCAGCATTCGTTTATGCTACAAATTCAATTGCACTTGAGGTCCCCGCTTCGTCAATTAAACTGGTTGCTGCAGCATATGTAAACAGAGATAGTGATTTAAGAGCGTTTTATGCAATTATGAAAGATCCAAATGAAACTCCAGTTTATTATCCTTTCCCAGGATATATTAATTTAAATGGAATTGGTGAAGTTATCAACGTATCTGCAAGTGATGGATCATCGGACAAATTAATTGTTAAATCTGATAACTATAACTTCTTATCTGAAGATTTAGATTTTGTAGATTATGAGTTCACCAGAAATAATCTTCCAGATTTTAGATATTTTAGTATTAAGTTAATTGGATCTTCTACAAATATGGCCAATCCACCAAGAGTAAAAGATCTTAGAGTGATTGCTTTAGCATAAAATTATGAATTCCCATCATTATAAAGTTGAAGGACATAGTAATCTCATACGCGATATTAACACTAATGCAATTGTGAATACAAATATGAGTGAATATGAAAATTACAAATCACTCAAAAAAATTAAAGATGTAGAAAGAGAAAGAATGGAATCTCTTGAAAATGATATGAATGAAATGAAAAATGATTTGAATGAAATTAAAAATCTTCTGAGGGCATTGACTTATGGATCCAAATAGTATTAAACTTACAAATTTAAATAAATCTTTTGAATATGAAAGGGTTGCTCGTGATATAGATAGTATAAGCGATATTGATGAATTAAAAAATCTCGCTAAATCGTTTTTAAAATTATATCTTAAGCAAGCAGAAGTTTTATCTGAACTCAAATGGCCCAACCCAGCACAAGACAAGAACTGATTGATTATTGCAAAAGAAAACTGGGTTATCCAGTTTTAGAAATTAACGTTGCTGATGAGCAAATTGAAGATCTTGTTGATGATGCGGTTCAGTATTTCCAAGAAAGACACTTTGATGGTGTCTATCAAACCTACATGAAGTATCAGATCACTCAAGATGATATTAATAGGGGAAGAGCAAGAGGAGGATCTGCAGGTGGCGTTGGTATAACTACAACAACAGTCAATGAAACTGTTGGACTTACTACTTCATTTAAATTTGAAGAAAATGGTAACTATTTGCCAGTTCCGCCATCGGTAATTGGTGTTAATAAAATTTATAAGTTTGATGGAACGAACAGTATTACTCACAACATGTTCAGTGTTAAATATCAGTTATTCTTAAATGATATTTACTATTGGGGATCAACTGAACTGTTAACGTATGCGATGGTTAAAACATACCTTGAGGATATTGATTTTCTTTTGACTACAGAAAAGCAAATTAGATTTAACAAAAGACAAGATAGACTATATCTGGATATTGATTGGGGAAGTGCGGCTGTAGGAAACTATATTATCATTGATTGCTTTAGAACACTGGATCCAAATGACTATTCAAGAGTGTGGAATGATTCATTCTTAAAACCATATCTAACTGCATTGATTAAACGTCAATGGGGACAAAACATGATGAAATTTACTGGAGTTAAACTTCCTGGTGGCGTGGAGTTAAACGGGAGACAAATGTACGATGATGCTCAAAAAGAACTTGATATTATTATGGAAAGAATGTCCAATACTTATGAGTTACCACCATTGGACATGATCGGATAATATGCTTAATCCATTTTTTCTTCAAGGTTCAAAAACAGAACAAGGGTTGATTCAGGATCTGATCAATGAACAACTTCGCATGTATGGAGTTGATGTTCATTATCTTCCAAGAAAGTATGTTACAAGTAAAACTGTTCTTAAGGAAGTCATTGAATCTAAGTTTGATCATGGATATCCATTAGAAGCTTATGTAAATACATATGATGGATATGAAGGACAAGGAACAATATTATCAAAATTTGGTATTCAACCACTTACTGATTTAACAATTACAATTTCTAAAGAAAGATTCGAAAATTATATTACACCACTAATACAAAATTTACCAGATATTGAATTATCAACAAGACCAAAAGAAGGAGATTTAATTTATTTTCCTCTTGGAGATCGTTTATTTGAAATTAAATTTGTCGAGCACGAACAACCATTTTATCAACTTCAAAAAACATACGTTTATGAATTGAAATGTGAACTCTTTAGATATGAAGATGAGGTTATTGATACTGGTATTGATGAGATTGATGATAATGTCGAGACTGATGGTTATATACAAACTCTTAATCTGGTTGGAGTTGGAACTACCGCAACAGCAATTACTGGAATTGTAAATGGTGGCATTAGACTCATATCTGTTACAAACAGAGGAAGTGGATACACATCTACTCCAATAGTTGCAATATCATCAGCTCCAAGTGGTGGAAGAACTGCCACTGGTATTGCAACGATGATTGGCGGATTAATCGATTGCAATGGAACAACCGCACTTAAAGTTCAAGGAGTTGAACTTACAAATCCTGGATTTGGATACACTGTTGCACCATCTGTTGTGTTCATTGGTGGTGGCGGATCTGGCGCAGCTGCAACAACAGTAATTGCAAATGGAGTTGTTGGAGTTGTCTCAATTACAAATTCTGGTGGTGGATATGCGACAGCACCAATTGTATCCATCAGTACAGCACCATTTGGTGGAATCAACGCCGCAGCAAAAGCAAAAATTAATAGTGTTGGCATTGTAACTCAAATTACAATTACGAATGCAGGTTCTGGATATACTGTTGCTCCAACAATCACAATTGGATCTCCATACATGGTTGGAGTTGGAACATATCTTGCAAACGAAACAGTCACTGGAAACATTAGTGGAACAACAGCACTTGTTAAAACTTGGAATGTTGTCACTGGTAAGTTAGATGTTTACAAGATAGATGGAAAATTTGTCGATGGAGATTTGATTACTGGATCGGAGTCTGCTGCTGTTTATAAACTCAGAACATATCAGGAATACAATTTAGTTGATTCATACGCACAAAATGACATTATTGAATCTGAAGCAGACGATATTTTAGACTTTAGTGAAACAAATCCTTTTGGCATACCATAAATATTGTATTGGTTAAATAGTAACTATAAGCGTATCCTAACATGTTTGAATATTTTTATCACGAAATTTTGAGAAGAACTGTTATTGGATTTGGTTCTTTGTTTAATGAAATATCAGTTAAACATACAGACGACTCTGATACTATAAAAAGTGTTATCAAAGTTCCTCTTGCATATGGACCAACTCAAAAGTTTTTGGCTAGACTTGAGCAAGTTCCTAATTTGAACAAACCAGTTCAAATTTCATTGCCCAGAATGTCATTTGAATTTGTGGGATTAACTTATGATGCAACAAGAAAAGTGACGACTACGCAAACATTTTTAAGTGGATTAGAAAGTGATAAAACTAAAGTAAGAAAAATTTATATGCCTGTTCCATATAACATGGCATTCGAGTTATCAATATTTACAAAATTAAATGATGACATGCTTCAAATTGTGGAGCAAATTTTACCATACTTCCAACCTGCCTATACATTGTCAGTTGATTTAGTGAATGTCATTGGAGAAAAAAGGGATATTCCTATTGTTTTAGAAAATATTACAATGAACGATGACTATGAAGGAAATTTTGAAACTAGAAGAGCATTAATATACACATTAAGATTTACTGCCAAGACTTATCTGTTTGGTCCTGTTGCAGATGTTTCCAAAGACATTATCAAAAAGGTATCTATTGGTTATATTGCTGGAGATGCAAACTCTACCCCAACTAGAGATCTTACTTACACAGTAGAACCAAGAGCAACAAAGAACTATACAAATGATGTTCAAACAAATTTAAGTCAAGACTTGGATGATGAATCAAATGTTGTTAAGGTTTTAGATGCCTCAGGAATTATAGCAAATACGTACATTGTAGTTGACATGGAAAACATGTATGTAGAATCCAAGTCGGGTAATACACTGACTGTTGTTCGTGGTGCTGACAACACAGTTGTTGCGGAACACGTTTCTGGAGCTGCTGTTGGATTAATTACAACAGCGGATAATGCATTGATAGAAATGGGCGATGACTTTGGTTTTAGTGGATCATGAAAATGACAAAAAAATTTGATAAGTTAAATGAATCTTTCAATGTTTCTGGAGAAATTATTCCAGCAGCAGTTGAAACAATCGAACAAAAAGTTGAAAAAATTGCTGAAGTTTCAGATGACATAAAAAAAGATTATGAATATACGAGGGGTAATTTATATTCTATTATAGAAAAAGGACAAGAAGCAATTAATGGTATTCTTGAGTTGGCTCAAGAAAGTGAGATGCCTAGGGCATATGAAGTCGCTGGACAATTGATAAAAAACGTTGCTGATGCTACAGATAAATTGATGGATCTTCAAAAGAAACTTAAAGATATTGATGAAACAAAACAATCTCGTGGACCAACAAATGTTACAAACGCTCTCTTTGTTGGATCAACTGCAGAACTTTCCAAACTACTTAAGAATGGATTGAACTCAAATGATAAATAATTAAAAAATCACAGTTGTAAAATGGCAGTTGCAGAAATTAATAACATTGTGATTGAAAAGGGAACTGACTTTGAAGTTACCCTTAATCTTTTTAATGACACCGATTCTGCAGCTGCAGTTCTTTCTGGACTTACCACAACTTATGCAAGAATTCGAAAGTATCCAGAATCATCAGTTTATGAAGAATTTGGAAAAACAATCACTGCTGGCACTGGGATTATTGTCCTTTCTTTGACTGCATCTCAAACAGATAATTTATCTGTTGGAAGAAATTATTTTGATGTTGTTTTAACACTTAGTAGTAAAAAAACAAAAGTTGTTAAAGGAACAATATTAGTAGCAGAGAGTATGTCGGTATGACTTACAAAGTCACCTATGTTTCAAGTAACAATTACAACGTAAAGGTACAACTAACAGGTCCTGTAGAAATGTCTCAAAGTTTAGACCAATTAACAGATGTTGAATTGAGTGGAAATAATTACGATCAATATGTTCTTGTTTACGATGCAGCATCAGGAAAATGGCGAGACAGAAACCCAGATGAAGTTCTTTATGGGGCTACTGTTCAACCGGATGCAAATAGAACTACTTTTACATTACCAACAGAATTTGAAGATAAACTTGATGTTGATTTAGATAATCGAATTGATCTCGATGCAGGGAGTTTTTAATCTATAAATATTTACTAAGATAAAATTTGTAGGGTAAAAAAAATGCCTGCACCAGTTCTTCAGTTTAAAAGAGGTGTCCTTTCTAATGTTCCTGGGCTTAGAGCAGGTGAACCTGCTTTAACCACAGATACATTTGATCTTTTTGTGGGTATTGACAGCACAACAAATAATAACAAGTTTTTTGGATCTCATCGATATTGGAGAAAAGAAACAACAACGGTTGGTAGTGGAATCAACCT